CGTCAACTGATGGTTCTGTAGCAACATCCATTCAATTTAAAGCACCAGTTTATCTTGCAGGTGGTAACACTGAATATGCTATTTGCTTAGCATCCAACTCCACCAAATATAGCGTTTATATTTCAAGAATTGGAGAGAATGATCTTTTAACAGATACCTTTATTTCCAACCAACCATATCTTGGTTCTCTGTTCAAATCTCAAAATGCTTCAACCTGGGAAGCAAGTCAATGGGAAGATCTGAAGTTTACCCTTTATAGAGCAGATTTCTTAACTACTGGTTCTGTTGAATTCTATAGTCCTGAATTAAGTCAGGGTAATAATCAAATCCCAACACTGATGCCAGACTCTCTGGTATTCAATTCCAGAAAACTTAGAGTTGGACTTGGAACAACTGTTGCTGATGGATTTGCAACTGGTAATACATTCTCACAATTGGGAACACAAGCAACTGGTAATTTGGTAGGAACTGCTGGCACTGCTACTGGCACATTAACTGTCACCAACGCAGGAATTGGATATACTCCTGCTAGTGGAGGATTTACTTTCTCTGGTGTAAACTTGGTAACTCTTACTGGAAATGGTAGGGGAGCAACTGCTGATGTTACTGTTAATAATGGAGTTGCAATTGCTGCAACAATCGCAACTGGAGGTTCTGGATATCAAATAGGAGATGTCCTTGGAATCACCACGATTGGCGCTTCTTCTGTTGGAAGAAATGCAAGATTCTCTATTGTATCCATTGGAATGACAAGCGAACTTATTTTGGATAATGTTCAAGGAGAATTTATTGTTGGTGCAGCAAACACAATATACTATACAAATAGTTCTGGAATATCAACAGAACTGAATTATACTCATGGTGGTGATGTTCAAGTCTCATCAATCAATGTTGATACTGATGGACTTCATGTTAAAGTAAATCATCAAAATCATGGAATGTACTTTAGTGATAACCTTGTTGCAATATCTGGAGCACAATCTGATGTAAAACCAACAAAACTGAGTGCTGTATATAATGTAGGATCAGTTGGTGCTATTTCTGTTGATAGTGCTTCAAACTTCTCTACCTTCGAAAATGTTGGAGTTGGAACAACAAACGTTGGACTGATTCGTATTGGACAAGAAATTATTGAATACACCAACGTCAGTGGAAATACAATTGGAGGAAACATCGTTAGAGGTGCAAATCCAAAGTCATACCCTGTAGGAACTCCAGTTTATAAGTATGAACTCAATGGTGTAAGTTTGGCAAGAATTAACAAAACTCACGATCTTTCTGATGTAACAGTTTCCAACCCAATCACATTTGATTCATATCATATCAAACTTGATATGTCAGAGAAGTTTAATCCAAACAATGATGATAGAAGTGATGATTCTGGATATCCAAAACTCTATTTGAATCAAACAAAATCATCTGGTGGATATAATATAAGGGCATCTCAGAATATGCCATTTGAAGTTATCACACCATCTGTCCAAAACATTACTGTTCGCGGTACCAATTTAACTGCACAGGTAAGAACAACGACAAGTCAGTCTATCAGTGGAAATGAAATTCCATTCGTAAATGCAGGATTTGAACCAGTTGCTTTGAATAAATCGAATTATTTGGAAACTCCAAGAATGATTTGCTCAAAGGTTAATGAAAGTGCTAAACTTACAAACATTCCTGGAAATAAGTCCATGAACTTGAGACTTTTCCTGAGCACAACTGATTCCAGAGTAAGTCCTGTCATTGATTCTCAGAGAGTAAGTACTATCCTCACATCAAATAGAGTTAATAGTGTAATTACAGATTATGCTACAGATAGTAGAGTTAATGGAATCTTCACAGACCCAACTGCATGTCAATATATTTCCAAGGAAATTACCTTGGAGAATCCAGCATCTTCTATCAAGATTCTGGTAAGTGCACATATCAATGAAAACAATGATATTAGAGCATTCTATGCGATTAATGACAAGCAAGGATTTAATCCAATCTTTGAACCATTCCCTGGTTATGCTAATCTTGATGCTAGAGGACAAGTAATTTCTCAAGAAAATAGTGATGGAAGATCTGACATTTTTGTTCCAAAGAGCAATTACAAGGGATTTGATGGAGAAACACTTGAGTATAGAGAGTACACATTTACAGCAGATCAACTTCCATCATTCAGATCTTACAAAATTAAGATCGTTATGACATCAACTGATCAAGTTTATGTCCCAAGAATGAAGGATTTGAGAGTTATCGCATTAGCATAATATGGAATACTATGGTGTTGAAGGTCATGCGGATCTCGCAAGAGATCCAAATACCAATTCTATTATAAATGTAAATTCTCTTCAGTATGAACAATATATTGCAAGACGTGAAGTGAAAGGTGAAAAGAATCAAAAAGTACAGAATATTGAGGATGAAGTTGCTAATCTAAAAAATGATATTAATGAAATAAAATCTTTATTGAAGGAGTTACTAAATGGATCCAAGTAAAATTGATTTGGAAAATCTTACCAAAAGTTTTGAATATACCAAACTTGCAAATGAAATAGATAGTTGTGAGAATATTGAAGAAATAAGAAATATTGCAAAGTGTTTTTGTAAACTTTATTATAAACAACAAGAAACCCTTTCTTCTATAGGAATTCCAAATGTCTAGTAGAAATATAACTTTTGATCCAGACTCTGGTGTACCAAAGGCAGCTAATCTAACAATACATACTGGAGCAGATTTTTCTGCAAATTTTAATGTTGTCAATACTTCCAACTCAGCATTTAATTTTGAGAGTTGGACAGGATCTTCACAGATGACAAAAAGTACTTCTATTGGATCAACCTCATACCCTGCAGCAACTTTTAATGTAGGATTTACTAGTGCTGCTGGAGGAAAAATAAAAATTTCTCTGGGGTCAACAGCAACTAGAACTTTGTCAGAGGGTCGTTATGTTTATAATCTTTTGGTAAGTTCTGGATCAACAGTTTATAGTTTGACAAATGGAAATATCCTGGTAATTCCTGGTATTTCTTCAGCACCCTAAATACCTTTAGGAAACTTGTGAATAAATGGCACAACCAGCAAGTAGAACAGATTTAATTAATTATTGTAAGAGGCAATTGGGTGCTCCTGTGCTGGAGATTAACGTTGCCGACGAACAGATTGAGGATTTAGTCGATGATGCCCTTCAATTCTTCCATGAAAGGCATTTTGATGGAGTAACTCAGACGTTTTTAAAATATAAAATTACTCAAGATGATATTGATAGAGGTCGAGGAAGGGGAGGCAATAATCCCATTGGTATTGTAACTACAACTGCCAGTTCAACTATTGATGGATCATCTGTACAATTTTCTTACGAAGAAAATAGCAACTATTTGCAGGTTCCATCCTCTGTTATAGGAATTCAAAAGATATTCCATTTCGATGGAAGCAACACTGTAACGAACAATATGTTCAGTGTTAAATATCAACTGTTTTTGAATGATATCTACTATTGGGGTTCTACTGAACTCCTTACATATGCAATGACAAAGACTTATCTTGAAGATATCAATTTTCTTTTGACTACAGAAAAACAAATTAGATTTAATCAAAGACAAGATAGATTATATTTGGATATTGACTGGTCAAGTGTTAGTGTTAATGATTATTTTGTTATTGACTGTTATCGATTACTCGATCCAAGCGACTATAGCAGAGTTTGGAATGATTCCTTCTTGAAAAAATATTTAACATCCCTAATAAAGAAACAGTGGGGACAAAATTTGATCAAATTCCAGGGTGTAAAACTGCCAGGTGGAATTGAATTGAATGGTAGACAAATATATGATGATGCACAAAAAGAAATTGACATGATAATGGAGAGAATGTCAAATACTTACGAACTTCCACCACTTGATATGATAGGTTAATCAAATGCTGAATCCTTTCTTTCAACAAGGTTCAAGATCCGAACAAAATCTTATTCAAGATTTGATCAACGAGCAGTTGAGAATGTATGGTGTTGAAGTACACTATTTGCCAAGGAAATATGTTACTGAAAAGACGATATTAAGAGAGGTTATTCAGTCTGCTTTTGATGATGCATATCCAATAGAAGCATATTTGGATAATTATGAAGGATATTCAGACAATCCTGTACTTTTGTCTAAATTTGGTATTCAACAAACACAAGAAGTCACCTTAATTATTTCAAAAGATAGGTGGGAATCTTATATTCAACCATTAATCAAAAATGAAACTAATATAAGGTTATCAACTAGACCAAAAGAGGGAGATTTGATTTATTTCCCTCTTGGAGATCGTTTATATGAAATTAAGTATGTTGAGCATGAAAAACCATTCTATCAACTTCAAAAAAATTATGTTTATGAATTAAGATGTGAACTCTTTAGATATGAAGATGAATTGATTGATACTGGAATAGAAAGCATCGATGATATTTTAGTTGGCAATGAAGAGGATGGATTATCAGAAGATGGAATCCCTACTATTTTGGGTCCAACTCAAACATTGACGCTGGTTGGAGTTGGAATTACTGCTACTGCAACAGCAAGTATTGTTAATGGTGGTATCAGATCTATTACTATTACAAATCGTGGTGGTGGTTATAGTTCTTTACCAACAGTTGGAATTTCATCTGCTCCATCTGGAGGAGTCACTGGAATCGCAACTGTTAGAATGATAGGAGGAATTAATGTTTGCAATCTTAATGCTAATGCAAGTCTTAAGTCTGTCCAGAACGCTGATATTGTAAATGCTGGATCAGGATATACTGTTGCGCCACTGATAAGATTTTATGGCGGAGGAGGAAGTGGAGCTGCTGCAACATCAATCATTGGAGATGGTGTTGTTGGAGTAATTACCGTCACTTCTGGTGGATCTGGATATGTAACAAATCCAACAATTACATTTACTGGAATTTCTACCGTTTCTGCAGCTGCTACTGCAATCGTAAGTTCTGCTGGAATTATTACTGCTATCAGCATTACAAACGCTGGTTTGGGGTATACAGAACCTCCAACAATAACAATTGCAGATCCATATATGGGATCAACTGGAAACTTCGTATTTAATGAACTTGTTACTGGATCTGTTAGTGGTACAACTGCAAGAGTTAGAACTTGGGATTCTTCTACCAATACACTAGAAATTTCTAATATCTCTGGAACATTCTCTGTTGGAGAAAATATTGTAGGATCTACTTCTGGTGCCTCTCGTGGTCTTCGTGTCATTGACACCAATCCAACAGATGATGGATTTGCAGATAACTTTAATATTGAAACAGAGGCTGACTCAATTCTTGACTTCAGTGAACAGAACCCATTTGGTATTCCATAAATATAATTTAACTAGTTAAATATTAATATAATAGGATTTTAGCAATGTTTGAGTATTTTTACAACGAAATTTTAAGGAGAACCATTATTTCTTTTGGTACTCTCTTTAATAATATTTCAATAAAACATAATGATTCGTCGGATAACGTAGTTAGTGTTGTAAAAGTACCTCTTGCATACGGTCCTACTCAAAAGTTTCTTGCAAGATTAGAACAATCTCCAGATTTAAATAAATCAACGGCAATCACTTTACCTAGAATGTCGTTTGAGTTTACTGGTTTGGTATATGACCCATCAAGAAAAGTTACTACAACACAACAATTTGTAGTAAAAGATCCTAATGATGGATCAGAAACCAAAAAGTCATATATGCCAGTTCCTTATAATATGCAATTTGAAATGAGCATCATGACAAAATTAAATGATGACATGCTTCAAATTGTTGAGCAAATTCTTCCATACTTCCAACCAGCATATAATCTAACTGTAGAACTTGTTGATAGTATTAAAGAGAAAAGAGATATTCCAATCGTTCTCGAAAACATCACAATGCAAGATGACTACGAGGGAGATTTTACTACTCGTCGTGTGTTAGTTTATACTTTAAGATTTACTGCTAAGACATATCTCTTTGGACCAACATCTTCTGCCTCCAAGGATATCATCAAAAAAGCAACTATCAGTTATCTTACAGGTACAGATACTTCAAATACAACAAGAGAAGTTACATACTCTGTTCTACCAAGAGCTATCAAAGATTACACTGGGGATATTGCAACCAATATCTCTGCAGACATTACAACCACAACTACTGTAATCGAAGTTGATGATGTAAGTGGATTGACAGCAAAAACTTATATTGATTTGGAGGGAGAAGAGTTATACATCAAGTCTATAACTGGAAATAAGATTACAGTTAATAGAGGTCAAGATGGAACAACAATTACTTCTCACCTGAAGGGAGCACCTATTAAGACAATTACAGCAGCAGATAATGCTCTAATTGAACAAGGCGATGATTTTGGATTTAGTGGATCAATTTCATGAAAATGACTAAAAAATATGACAAGTTGAACGAAACTTTTGATGTCGATGGGGACGTTGTTCCTGTAGAAGTTGAAAAAGTTTCTAGTTCTGTAGAAGAAAAAAAATCTTCTCCAGATGATATTAAAAAAGATTATGAGTATACAAGAGGAAATCTATATTCCCTTATAGAAAAAGGACAAGAAGCAATTAATGGTATTCTTGAACTTGCTCAGGAAACGGAACAGGCAAGAGCATATGAAGTTGCTGGTCAATTAATTAAAAACGTTGCTGATGCAACAGATAAATTGATGGAACTTCAGAAGAAACTAAAAGATGTTGAAGAAGAAAAACAAATAAAGGGACCATCAACTGTAAACAACGCACTTTTTGTTGGATCAACTGCAGATTTGGCAAAGATGTTAAAGACTGGACTAGGGGAAGAAGATAAATAATCTAGGGAGAGAAATCCCAAAGTATTATTTACTCATACCTTTTGTCTAATGGCGAACGACTATAACAATTTGCCCTCTATCAACGACTTCGCCAATACTGGTGACGATCTACCTTCTGTAGAAGAATTTATTCCAGAAGAATCGTTACCATCTATAGAAGAATTTTTAGAAGAAGAATATCAAGAATTAAAAGAAGAAACTCAAACTATTGAGGACTTGAATGGGAACACTTTCGCAGAGGTAGAAGATATTGTTCCCCCTTGGCCTGAATTAATTCGTTTGATCAATGATATCAGAGAAGACATTCCTGATATTCCAGAAATTAAATACTATGATGAAGAACTAAAGGCACTTACTGAAGAAATTGATTCTCTGAGAGAGAATATTCCAGTAGTTCCTGAGATACGATATTATGATAATGAAATTGAAGCAATCTGTGAGCAGATTGATTTAGTAAAAGAGCACATTTCAAATTCTATCTCAGAGTTACCTGAGGTAAAATATTATGACGAGCAGATTGAGACTATTGAAGAAAAACTTAGTCTTATCAATAGAAATATTGATGAACTTCCAGAACCAAAATATTATGAGGAAGATCTTCAATCACTGAAGGAAGATATTGAAAAGGTAAGGAATGAAATTCCAACATTCCCTAAATGGGTCAATGAAGTTAATGAAGTGCCAGATTTTTCCTGGATAGGTAAAACATTTAGCGTCATTGATGATGACTTTATTAAGGTCAATGACACAATCGAAACTCTTGGTGAAAAAATAAAATTAGAACTTTCAAAATTATCTGAAGAAAACGAAACCAGACATTTTGAAAGTAAAGTTCAATTTGGAACTGAGGTAGGTGATTTAGACAAAAAAATAAGGGAAGAAAAAGAAAAAATTTGGAAAGAGTTAAGAGATTCCTCTCTCAAAATTTGGGAATATCATAAAGAATTTAAAGACGATGATCGCAAGTTAAAGAAACAAATTCTTGGTGAATATAACAAGTTAAAGCAGAGTATTAAAGATGAACTTAAAGAGGTAAGTGAGGAGAGTGTTAAGACAGACGAACTTCTTTTAAAATATTTTGCTGATCTGAAAGAAGAGATTGGTAATCTTCCAGAAGTAAAATATTATGATGACGATATTCGTCATGTAAGAAAAGACATTAAAGAATTATTTGATCTTGTCAAGATTATTAAAGAAGAACAAAAAGAGATTCAAGATATTCAAGAGGGTTTACTTAATGAACCTCCAAGTGAACCAGAATCTGTAGATGGTCAAAAAGATCCATTGACTCCAATGGATCAAAAATTTGCCACTCTTGATGATCTTGCAGGTCATTATAGATTATTCATCAATAGAATCCAGCAACAGATTTCTACCATTGGTGGAGGTGGTGCAGGATTTATCAAAGATCTTGATGATGTAAGTTTTGATCAAACAACTGGAAATAATAAACTACTCATCTATGATCAAGCAAATTCTAGATGGGTTGGTATTGCCAGTACTGCATTGAGTGGATCAACTGCTTTAGTTGATCTTACAGATGTTAATACAGCAAATCTTGGAGATGGTAGATTTTTAAGATATGATGCATCTTCAAGTGAATTTACCTTTGCTCCAGTATCAGCAACTAATCTTGAACTTATTGCTGGAGACATTCAATCTGGAGTTTTAACTACAACTTCTTTGACTCCGGCAGTAGTCATTTCTGTGAGTGCATCTACTTATAGATCTGCAAACTACCAAATTCAAGTAACTGAAGGTTCCAATTATAATATGACCACAATTAATGCAATACATGATGGAACAACAACATATATGACTGAATATGGAACAATCAATCAACCAGTTGGAGTTGCAACATTTTCAACAGATATTAGTGGAGGTTCCTTGAGATTAATGGGATATCCTGCATCAACGAATTCAACAACATTTAAAGTAGTTTTTACTGCAATAGAAGTATGAAAACATTTAAACAGTTTCAAGAAGAGTGGAGCAATAAATATAAGCGTAATATTGACTGCTCAAACCCAAAAGGTTTTTCTCAGAAGGCACATTGTGCTGCTAGAAGAAAAAGAGCAAGAGGTGAAGAAACCAAATCACAACCAGTGAAATGACTCCTCTAAAAATCGCAGGCATTGCTTTAGGTACAATCGTTGGTGTTGCCCATATTGGAATATTGGGACACTTGATTAATCCAAAAAGTCAATACCCTGTTATAAATTTTCCCACTGGCGATTATTCATCTTATGAAGTTGATGTAAACAAGGATGGATACAGTGTTAGATACAGGGCAAATGATCCCAAGATCTTAGAGTCAGAAAGATCTTTGGGTCTTGATAAAGAAAAGAGAGGTTTCTTTGGTGGTGGATCTGAGAGACGTAGTGAATATCGTCGTGATCAATATACCATGGATGGGACACGCAATGTAGGAGGTGCCGTTGACGGCGAGGGAAAGTCTGCAAAAGACATAGAGTGCATCGTGGCGGACGCTGGAGCACGATCGCAAGGTGCAATGGCAGGAACTAGTATTGCTGCCGGTGCTCTTGTTCCTGCTGTTGTTAATATCCCCTACGTTGGATGGTTAGCAGCAGGTTGGGTGTCTCTTTTAGGTGGAAGAGTTGGTTCTGAGGTTGGATCTCAGGTTGGGTCAGTGTTTAATGATTGCTAAATATAAAGAGAGTCTCTTTTTGAATGAAAAACGGTAAGTGTCCTTCTGGACAATACTATTGCTATACGAATAAAGAGTGTAAGCCAATTCCAAAGGGTTTTATGGTTGACCCTGAAGGAATGCTTCGTAAAGAAAATGGTGCCTCAATTGACGAAGCAAATAAAAGTGGAGACTCATCACTTCGTGATTGGTTTACCAAAAGTAAATCTAGTGATGGAAAACCAGGTTGGGTTCAGTTGGGCGGCAAATATGCAGGAAAACCCTGCGCCAAACAACCAGGACAAACAACTAAACCAAAGTGCGGTTCAAGTAAGATGAAACGTGCTCTTTCTAAAGATGAAGAAGAAAAAGCATTTCGTCGCAAGAATCGTCAAGATCCAAACCCAGAAAGAAAAGGAAAGGCAATTAACGTGAAGACTGAATCCAAAGATCACGAATATTCTATGGCACGATCTGAACTTTCTACAGTGATGAATGCTGCTAAAAGACTTAAAAAGAAAATGGCAAAAGGTGAAGGTGACATTGAGGCCTGGGTTCAGTCAAAAATTACTAAAGCAGCAGACTACTTGGACTCTGCAGCAGATTATGTTGATAGTGGAGAAATGAAAGCAGAAGAGTTTGTAACTCTTCCTCTTCAAGTTGAAGTTCCTGCAAACATCAGAGATTTCAATCTTGGATTAATGTTCCGTGAGAGTCTGGATCAAAATAGCGGTATGCTCTTCATCTTTGATGAAGTTGCAGAACAGTCTTTCCATATGAGAGAGACAAGAATTCCTCTGGACATTGCTTTTATCACAGAGGAAGGTATCATTGAAAGTATTAAACAATTAGAACCATTTGATGAAACTGCTGTTGCTTCTGAAGGGGAAGTATTGTGCGCCCTGGAAGTAAACAGAGGTTGGTTTGCAGAAAACAATGTAGAAGTTGGTGACGAGATTGACATCGAAGAGGCAGCGGGAGAGAAAGACGCTTGCTATCATAAAGTCAAGTCACGTTACTCAGTTTGGCCAAGTGCATATGCGTCAGGAGCACTGGTCAAATGCCGTAAAGTCGGTGCAAAGAATTGGGGAAGTAAAACCAAGAAAGAAGAATTTGAAATTGAAGAAAAAATTGATTTAACCAAACAATCTTCCAAAAGAAAATCACTTGGAAGAGGTTCTAGCATTGCTCAAGGTGCGAAAAAGACTGGATACGAAAGTCCATCAGAATTTAGAAAGGCTGAAAAGAAACTTGCTCCATACATGAAAGAAAATGAACAAATTGATGAAGCAGGTAAAAAATGCTGGAAAGGTTACAAAAAAGCAGGAACTCAAACGCTATTTGGAAAAACTTATAATCGTTGTGTGAAAGAAGAAATTGGAATTGAAGAAGCAGTAAGAGTTCCTGCAAAGACTGGTAATATTGTAATGGTACATTTAACTTGGAGAGGTAAGTATTATGGAATTAAAATGTTCTTCCCCTCAGTAAAAATGCCAAGCAGATCTGATGTTCAAGATCAGATTGCTAAAGTGTATCCTGGCGCAAAAGTACAAAGTTACGTAGTTTCTAACTATGAACCAGGACAACCAATTGTTCATGCAGAATCTGCAGCATGGACAAGAAAAGAAGGAAAAGCAAAGTCTGGAGGACTCAATGAAAAAGGACGCAAGTCTTACGAAAGAGAGAATCCAGGATCTGACCTTAAGGCACCAAGCAAGAAGGTTGGAAATCCCAGAAGGGCATCGTTTTGCGCTAGAATGAAAGGAATGAAGAAGAAACTCACTTCTTCTAAAACTGCAAGCGATCCCAATAGTAGAATAAATAAGTCATTAAGAGCCTGGAACTGCTGATATGAAATCATTTCAACAATTCATGTCAGAATCAGTAAATATTTCTGGCGATTTTAATGGCACTCTTATAGTTAATGGTTCTGGTGAAGTAGAGAAGGAAGTTCAAGAGCAAAATCAGTATCTTGCTGACGTTGTTTGGATGGGAAGCATATACAGAATGAGATTGGAGAGAAAAAATTCTTTAAGACTTCCTACAAATCAAGAACTTGCAGAACAACTTCAGGGTGAATATCCTGGCGCAATTGTTCAGAGAATCTATCCAATTGAACCAAAACCTGAAGTTAAAATTGCAGACGTAAAGAGGTATCATCCAGGAAAATTAGAGTGGGTATAAAATTATGGCTCAGTGGAATAAGAATACACAAGATTATCTAAACCAGGAAAGAACACTACATGAAGTTATCATGTGTGCCGACAGATACGGCAACATTGGAAACTGTGGTGCTGCTGGTACTGGGGCTGTAGGGGGAGATGCTTTTGGGAGGATGAGAATATCTCAACCTCTTACTCTATTTGATAGTTCTCACAGATACAGAGATAATAATCTTTGGGAGAGTTTGATTGTAGGCACTGGTTCTACAGTCGGATTTGTAACTGCTCAAGGTTTAATCAATATTGGTATTGGAACTACTGCTGGTTGTTCTGTAATTAGAGAGACTACAAAGACATTTGCATACCAACCAGGTAAATCCTTACTTACTTTAAATACATTTGTTCCAGAGCCCCCAAAAGAAAATCTAAGACAGAGAGTTGGATATTTTGGTGCTGATAATGGAATGTATTTTGAGATTGATGATACAACAGCATATTTTGTTGAGAGAAGTTTATCTACTGGTACTGAAACAAGAGTAGCACAAGAAAATTGGAATGTTGATAAGTTAGATGGTACTGGAGTTTCTGGAATTACTTTAGATAAAACCAAAGCACAAATTCTTTGGATGGATATTGAGTGGTTAGGACTTGGTACAGTCAGAATGGGATTTGTAATTAATGGAGTAATGATTCATTGCCATTCATTCCACCACGCAAACTTAATTGAATCAACTTATATTACAACAGCATCACTTCCTCTAAGATATGAGATTGCCAATACAGGTATTACCACAAGTAGCAGCACTCTCAAACAAGTTTGTTCTACTGTAATTTCTGAAGGTGGTTATGAGTTGCGTGGATTACAACAAGCTGTAGGAACACCAATTACATCACCATATGTTCTTAGTACTGCTGGAACTTTTTATCCAATAATTAGTATAAGATTGAAATCCTCTCCAGATCGTTTAGATGCTATTGTAATTTTAACGGCTATTTCTTTGATGGGAGTTAATAATGGCATCAATTATAATTGGCAGATGAGAGCATCAGGAACTACTACTGGAGGAACCTGGACGAGTGCTGGTGTTGATAGTGCGGTTGAGTACAAACTGAATGGAACTGGCATAACTGGAGGTAGAATATTAGCCTCTGGATTTTTTAATTCAGCAAATCAAGGTTCTCCATCAATTGATATTCTTAAGGAAGCACTATTCAAGTTCCAGTTAGAAAGAAATGGTTTATCTGGAACTTCTTATGAACTAACACTTGTTGTCGCAGCATCTCCAATATCAAGTAGTGAAGAAGTTTATGCTTCAATGGACTGGGAAGAAATTAGTAGGTAATTTTTTATGAGTGATGTATATCTTGGTAATCCACTATTAAAGAAAGCAAATACTCCGATTGAGTTCACACAAGAACAGATTGAGGAGTTTATTAAATGTAAGAATGATCCAGTATATTTTGCACAAAACTATGTAAAGATTGTCACACTGGATAAAGGTTTACAACCATTTAAAACATATGACTTTCAAGAAAAGTTAATTGATAACTTTCACAAACATAGATTCAATATCTGTAAGATGCCACGTCAGACTGGTAAGTCTACCACTGTGGTTTCTTTTCTTTTACACTATGCAGTATTTAATGATAATGTAAATATTGGTATTCTTGCAAACAAAGCAGCAACTGCAAGAGAACTTTTGGATAGGTTACAAACTGCATACGAAAACCTGCCAAAATGGATGCAGCAGGGTATCATATCATGGAATAAAGGTTCACTGGAGTTAGAAAATGGCAGTAAGATATTGGCAGCTTCTACATCTGCGAGTGCTGTCCGAGGCATGTCGTTCAATATCCTCTTTCTCGACGAGTTCGCGTTCGTCCCTAATCACATCGCTGACTCCTTCTTTGCATCTGTTTATCCTACTATTACTTCTGGTAAAAGCAC